GCCCCTCCTTGCGGCTCTAATCGGTACGCTTGCACGCCTTTAGCGCGATATTCTTCTATACCCTCCGATGCTTGCGGTGGAGTAGTGACACTTGTCACGATTGCATTGCGGTTCACGTTAGCGATTGGCGCGGTTGCCGTCAAAGTATCGTTTACCACCAATTCAGATTCTGTGCCAGCGGTCAAAGCCCGAACGGTAATTGTATCGGTTGTGGCAACCAAAGTATATGGCGCATCCAAAATAAATAGATAGCCGCTATTTAGTGAAGTGTCGTCACTTTTGAACGTGGTTTGAGCGGGTATAACCGCGCCAATTGAGCCTGTAATTTCGATTGCATACAAACCCGCAATTGGAGGAAATGGCAAGCGATTAAGTTTCACCAATCCAAACCGTTCTAAAGTGCCACCGATTGCCACGGGGTCGGCTGTATCAATAAAGATATTCTTTTGTACCTTGCCCAAAGCAAGGTAAAAGAGTTTCAATTTCGCGGCTTGAACGGCTGCAATTGCCCGTAAAAATACGCGGCCTGTTGTTGGGATTTGAACGCCTAATTCCCCTTCAATGTCCGATATTATCGAAGCGTATAATTGCGCTAAAGTTGGGATTGGGGTCATAGTCCTTCAACGTTAATTATTATACTTCTTTCCAATCCTCCAATGTTAAATGTGTACGTATATTCCCCTTCTAAGTAGCTATCAAAACTAAGGCTCATTCCGGTAAAACATTGAAGAGATGATATTGTTGATTGCATATACAACACCGTAAATTCATCGTCTCCTTCCCCCGTAACCTCAATATCTCCCCAGTTCTTTCCTCTGCTTATATATACCTCAACCGCTATTTTTACAACACCTCCAGATTCAATAGTAAATGGTGTGTCTAAAAATGATTTCGGGAATAAAACATCATCAATTACTACATAAACCAGACCAGTTACTGCCAAATCAGGAATCCCAAATAAATAAGCAACTATCCCATTCAATACTTCGCGCATTTTTAGGCCAGTCGTAAGCCTGCGCCCTGTTGTGTCAATGTTTGATGTGATTAACGATGTAATTTCAGCTAATGTCATGCGTAAAAATCGTTTGAAAAGTCATTATTAAAATCGCCTACTAATGGCATATTCGCCAAAGATAATGAACCATTTACGCCATCCCAAAGGAAAATTAACTCTTCGCTTTGCAAATTGTCGGGTCGGGATATTTTGATTGCTATTTGAAGCCTATCTACCCCCGTAATCGTTACGGCAATAGTCAAATTTGCAAACGCGCGCATAAAGGCTAAATCCTTTTTTACAGCGTCCTCAATTAACACCCTGCCAGCACTTGTTAACGCTATGGTGTTTAAGGCGTTTTCGGTCAAAGAATTGAATTGAGCGGTCGTGTCAGTAGGTGCAATTAACCCATTGCCCCACCAATCGAAAGCCTGTTCACCGTTTGGCCGCGTTCGTGGTGTTGAATAGTTTGGATTGCCGCCAAATAAGGCTAAGTAAACCATATTTTCCCACCCGAAAGCGGTCGCAATATCACGGCCACGTAAAAGCATATCGCCCCCGTTTCCCGTCTCAATTGCTAGGATGTCGACTACTGCCATGCTTGCGTACTTGAAAGGGTTACTGGAACACCTCCGCCCGTATCAGTTACACTTGCGCGGCCTGTTTGGTCTTTGATGTCGATGGCTACATTTTGCTTACTCACAGTTTCCATTCGGCTAACCATAGCCTCTTGTTTTGCAGCTTCGGGATTAACGGCTTTTGCGGGTTCGTCTGTCGCGATATTCACACCCATATCAGACCTAAACGCTTCTAAACTTTTTGCCGCATTTGTAGCCCAATCAGCCCCCGTAACTTTAGCAACCAATTCAATTATCTGCTGCAATGGATTTAGTACGGCATCAAGTAGAACTTTGCCAATCATTGTAATTCCATCCAAAATGCCACCGCTTTTGAACGCTTCAACTATGTTTGTCCAGTTGTGGTAAATAGACATTATTATCGAAAGAACCAATCCAAAGATTGCCAACGCGGGGCTGAATACGGCCGCGATAATTGCGCCAACGGCCACCATTGCCGCGCCAAAATCATTCCAGTAAGCTATTGCCACAACAACAAAAGCGATTAACGCGGCTATCCCGATAACCATTAACCCAATTGGATTGGCCGCCATAGCTGCATTTAGAGTTGATTGCGCTATTGCCAACGCGGCCTGTGCAAATGTTAACCCGCTTGTTGCAGCGGTGTATTTTATCATTTGAACTAAAAAGACCGCGTTTGCAATTGCATTGTAAGCAATTAACGCGCCTTTGGTTAGTAGTATCGCGGCTTTCCACGCAAGCATTACAGCGATAACAGTTCCAACTACTCCGACAATTTCAGAAAGGTTATCGGTCACGAATCCAATTATGTTTTTGACATTGCCCAAAGATGCGCTTGCTGAATCACTGCCAGTTATCATATTAACCCATGATGCTTTTAACTCATCTAATTTGACGGCCAAAGTATCTGAATTGATTGCAGCGGCTTTCTGCGCTTCCGTTGTGCCAGTTACACCAGCCGTAAACTTTTGGAACGTACCTACGTTATCCAACAGAATCATGCCAGCGGTTTTGTTTTCCAGTCCAAACATTTTAGACACTAAAGCATCACGCTCTTTTGCGCTGCCAAGTTTGTCCAATTGCGCTTTTGCTTCCATTAACGCTTCATTTACGTTAAATTGACCGCTTGCATAACCTACTCCAGCTTCCTGTAACTTCGATACCGCGCCCCTTAATTTTGTGCCAGCTTCCGCGCCTAAAATAGACTTTTGCGCCAACGTTTGAATCAGTCCAACGCTTTCTTCTAATGTGATATTTGAAGCCTTTGCAGTTGCGCCAAAGTTTTTGAACGCCTCAGATGTTTGCTCAATGTTTGCCGCGCCTACCGCTTGCCCCGCTGCCAACACGTTAATCGTACGGTCGGCTTCTGTGGCTGCAAAATTAAATTGATTCATAATACCGACTAAACTTTCAGCACTTGCGCCCAATTCCATGCCGCTTGCTTTTGCAAGGGTAATTGTAGCTTCTGAAACCTTACTTAATCCCGTGGCCGTTTCTGCAAACGTAGCATTTAACCCCGCGATTTTCTCAAACGATTGCGCAACCTCAATAGAACTTTTGCGAGTTGTTGCCGCGACCTCTGAAATGGAGTCCTTGTAAAGCTGAAACTCCGTATTTGAAGCGTCTGAAACTATCGTTCTAAAACTTGCAACGGCAGTTTCATAATCCTTTAGCGATTGAACAGAAAACGCAACACCGCCAACTACTGCCGCGCTTATTGCCGCTGCGCTTGCAAAAGATAGAAATTCCTTCATTGCCCCGCCAATTGCAGGGGTTAACTTTGAGAAGGCGCGGTCGGCTCTTGCAACACCCGTTTCCACCTTATTTGCAAAGGTTTGATTGGCAAGTATCATTTGCTGCATAGGTGCAGTAAACTTGTCAATTGCAGTAAAGATAGTTGGTACAGTTAGCGCGGCCATGTTATTTATCCTTTGGTTTCATTTCCGCTACTACTGCTTTTACGTCTTCATACCAGTAAACTAATCCATCTATATCGCGGTTATCGAGGTAAAGACTTCTAACTGTTGAAGGTGTCCAGTGATGTTCTCTGACAACTGAACGAATCATGTTGTCAATAGACTCACTGCTTAGAAGAAAAAACCCGCGATGGCCGTTGAAATTCGGTAATCTTTGCGGTCGATATTCTTAATCAATGCGTTTGGTTTTTGCGTCAAAGTAGCAACGTAAGCCAATACCATACCATGAACATCGTCTGCCTTAAACTCCTTCAAACGGCTTGCAGGGTCGCCAACGCTCAATCGTGACTTGTACGTCAAATGCGATACCCCTTCCAATGGGTAAAGTAGTTTTTGACTTAATGTCAAATCTTCATTTACAACTAATAGACCATCGCAAATTGCATCGGTCATTAACTCAATGTCACTTTTGGATGCAACCCGTTTCGAGTTCATTACCATTGTGCCATCTAACCAACGTTCGATGTCGGCTTGCGCTACTTCAATTTGAACTACTTGCTCTTGCATTATGCTTGTTTTGCCATTTTACCACCACCAGCTACTTTCAAAGTCAAACTTGGACTATTTCCATTGCCTTGAATATCGCCAACTGGTGAGCCTTTACCTGCGTATATCGCACCATTGATAAGTGAAATTGTCCAATCTGCATCGTCTGAGCTACCAGCTAAAACGGTCAACTTTTCCAAATCTTCATCGGTGATTGAATCCCATGCTATTAGAACCTCAAATGACCAACGTACACGGTTCAATTGTTTGATATTACGACCTCCGCCATCTACCATATTCGCATCGTCCGCACCGCGAAAGCCACCTAAATCGAAGGTTGAATCTTCGCCCGATTTTGGGAAAAAAGTACCGCTTCCCAACGTGTCGTGTGCGTACGTTACCTCTAAAATATCACCACCTACTGCTGCCATGTTTTCTTTTAATTACCAAAGTTAAATCCAGCTTCTGCGGTTGTAGAAGCAATACGTGTGAATGAAGAACGCTTATATCTAAAGAAAGTTTCCAAACGGTCGGGGTTAGTTGTACTAATTCCAACGGTCAAAGATGCTTTCATAAAGTCGGGGTCGCTAATCAAAGCCCTTGTTGCAAGGTTATCAGCGTAACTATTCAGTACTTGTTTCCAAGTTTTCGGCTTGATAACAGTTGAAGCCGTAACAGTATCAGTATCGTTTGCAATAGCATGGTCAACAACGTTAACCAATTCACGCAACCAGTAACCGTAACGGACATTAAAGTCAATCATTAGGTTACGGCAATATCTGAATTGCGGAGGTATTTCGCCAATTGGATGGTAAGTAGTCACAAAGTCTTGTACCTTGTACATACCAGCAACCAAATCAACTGTTGAACAACCTTTTTTAACGATTGCATCTCGGTCGTCATAATTAGACATTACCCCAATGTTTGAAGCGGTCGGCATATCAGGGTAATCCTTACCAGCTACATCCAAATGTGGCGCATCCTGTGCTTGTCGGCCAAACAACGCTACCATGTTTGCAGCAGCTTCAAATGTGAATCCGGTGCTATTAGGAGCGGGTGCAATTGCAATAGTTACATTCGTTTTGCGAGCGTCTGTAATTGCGCTTGGGTCGGCACTTGTTGAGCCAGTTACCGCGATAAACGGTTTGAAAATTGTGCCAGTATATCGACCCGTTGGATTGTTTGGGTCGGGTATGCCATTGAACGCTTCCAAAGCCGACATAATAGTCGTGTTTGTGGAGTATCCGTTCACAACGATTGTATTCCACTCATTGCCAAACTGTGCTAAAGCCGCTGCAATACTTGGAGTTCCTGCCCCCGATTGCGTGGAAACAACAGCGTAACTGATGCCCAAGTCGTCACCGTTAGTATCAACTGTAACGCTCAATTCGTCAGCCGTTGCACCCTTCCATTTGGAGGTCAAAACCGCTTCATACGTTGTATCTGTTGCAATAACAGGCGCACCAATAACAGCGTTAACAGAATCATAAATCTTCGCGGTTATATCGTCCGTAGTATCGCCCGTTTCGATATTTATATCGTAAAATTCAGCATCTAAGCCAGCACGACCCGCTATCTTCAAAGTGTGTGTTCCGTTTCCAGTTGCAACGCCTGACGGGGTTACCTCTAAAATCTTCGCAGAACTTCCACTGGCTTCTGCGTTGGCATAAACGATAGTTGGAATACCACCAATACCACCACCAAAAACAGGGCGAAGTATTCGCATAATGTGATAAATAGGTGAGCCAAATCCGTACAAATTACCAGCCTGTGCAGCCGTTGTAATTTCAGTACCGTCTGTTTCTAAACCCGATTGGTTAGCCGTATTTGCTTCCGAAAGGATAGCAATACGCATTGGAAGGTTTGGAGTTGAATTTGAAAAATCACCTTTCGTTAGTTTGTAGCCAACTATTCGGCTAATTCGTTCTAAACCTACTGCGTCCGATGCCATGTCTTTATATTTGGGGGCAAAACAACTTATTTAGGCATGAAGTAAGTATAATTTTCCGAAAAATCGTATATTTGGGGCATGGAAAACAAAGGCATCACAAGGGATGAATTTGCCCGATGGATGGAGGAATCTTTCAAGAAACCTATAAGGATGCGCGAGCCTATAAGCCCGCGTCCTGAATTGTACTGTCAAAAATCAAATTGGGAAGGGAAAAAGAGGTGTGACTCTCAATGTGATTCGTGCATTAAATGGGTTAATTCACTTGTTGTAAAATGATTAGAATAGGCATTATCATACCCGACCGTGGCGACCGACCCGCGTTCCTTGCCAATTGCCTTAGAATGATGTACGAACAAACTTTGCAGCCCGTAGGGATAGTGCTTGCAAACTTTGCGCCAACATCAAATGAAAAAGATATTACTAAGCGTTACAGGATTGGGTATAAACACTGGACAAAATCATGTGACGTTATCGCGCTAATTGAGAATGATGACTACTACTCGCCTGACTACTTGGAAAAGATGGCAACTGCATGGATTGAACGCGGTAAGCCTGACATTTTCGGAACTGACCGAACTATTTACTACAATTTGAACGAACGCGCTTGGAAGGTTATGTTGCATTCTCGTAGGAGTTCTGCAATGTCAACTTTCATTAAACCGAATTTAGCTATTGATTGGCCTGTGGATAACGACCCATACACTGACATTGCACTTTGGAAGCAACTGCAAGGCGTTACACATACATTTGAACCGCCTATTTGTATCGGGATTAAACACGGTGTCGGGCTTTGCGGAGGACGTATGCACGTAGATAATTTAGACAGATTGGAAAACAAAGACCCCGACCATTTGCAACTTCAAAAATGGTTAGACAACGAATCATTTAATTTCTATGCGACAATTTGAAGTAATTGCCTTATCTATTATGGGTAAGGGTAGTAGAATCTACAATTCAGGAGCTAATGTGAGTGAAAATCATTTGCTTGTCGGGCAAGCGGACGAATTGGTTAGAAAGGGGTTTATTCGAGAAAAGAAAGGCGTTAATCAATCTACATACACCGCGCCTAATCGGTTCAAAATTGCGATCATTACCGCAATGTGGAAACGCCCCGAAATTTTCAAAGTGTTTGGGCAGCTTACCAACGACCTAATAAAGTCAGTGCCTGAATGTGATTTTCAGGTTTTCTGCGTAGGGTCGGAGGGTAAAGAATCGCGGCAATTAGCTGAAAGTTTTGGATTTACTTACATTGAACATCCAAACGATTATTTGGGTCAAAAATGGAACGCGGTAACTTTAGCCGCTAAATCGTTCAATCCTGACTATTGCCTAATGATGGGTTCGGACGATGTAATGGATGCAACTCTATTTAGGCGTTATTTGCCGTATATGCAAAACGGTATTGATTACATTGGTGTGCTGGATTGGTATTTTTACGACACGCGTACAAAAGAAGCTATCTATTGGGCAGGGTATCGCAAGGCATTCAATCGTGGCGTAACTTGCGGAGCGGGTCGTTTTCTTTCTGCGGCTATTTTGGAATCGTTAAATTGGCAACCGTGGGAGCATGATAGGTTGCATAACTTGCTTGATACTTCAATGGAAAACAGGCTTAAAACTATACCTCACTCACGCGCTGCATTCATAATTAAAGACGGTGGTGGGATTGGCCTTGACATAAAGAGTTCTACAAATATGACGCCATTTGCAGAATGGGATAACTCTTGGAAACTGCCATCGTTTCACGTTTTAGGAATTTTTACCAAAAAACAAAAGGCTTTAATATGTGCGGCATTGTAGGGTCATTTAATACGGAGTTTCCAAACGGAAAACCGTTAACCCATCGCGGGACGGTTCACACGCCTATTGAGTGGCATGGAGATTTGAAAGTGAAATTTCATCGCTTGCCAATTACGGGCGGCTCATCAAATCCTTACGTTGGCACAAATTACACGGTTTGGTTAGTTGGTGAAATTTACAATTACCGCGAATTAGGACACGTTTTAACGGAAGATTCAGACGTGGAGGCGGTCGGTAAAGAGTTTGACAAGCACGGTTTAGAACCTTCGCGGCTCAATGGTATGTTTGTGATTTTGGCTTACCATCATTTGAGCGGGTCGGCTTATATAATTCGCGACCGTTTCGGAGTTAAGCAATGCTACGTTAGGCGGTTTGGATTGGGTTATCAATTCGCAAGTGAACCGAAAGCATTTGACCATTTACAGGAAGATGAATTTGGAGTAGAACAGTTCCAATCGTTTACAAACAACTTCACAGGGCAGACAATGTTTGCGGGTGTTGACCACATTGCCGCTGGCACTATTTTCAATTTAGATAATGGTCAAATTACACGCTATCATTCGTGGGACTCGTTTTCAGAACCGATTGGATTTAATGAAGCAAGCGAAGAAGTTAGTAGGCTACTTTCAAAATCAGTATTACGCCAATTTCACCACGGCAAACCAAAGGTAGGATTGCTTCTTTCGGGCGGTATGGATTCAGGTTACATTGCTCAATTAACGGGGTGCGATGCGTTCACCGCTGCAATGGAAGTGGATGAAACGCGATTGTCAGTATTACAAGCAAAAGGACGGCACTACATTCAATCTTTACCACTTCGCGAACGGGAAACATACTTACTCCGTTCAATGAAATACCTTGACGACCCGCGATTAGGTGCAAGCTGGTCTAACTTTGCGATGTATGAATTGGCTTCTAAATTCGTGACCGTTGTAATGGATGGGTCGGGTGCTGATGAATTATTTGGAGGGTATCAATGGCGTTACACGGCAACCGATTACCACGATGTCTTAAACAGGTCGGGCGAACCTTTGAGTGATTTAATGAATGATGTTTTACATACTGTTTTCCCTAAAGACGGATTGCGCGAAAGGTTGCGTTTTGATATTGAACATTTCATGCAAGGGCTGTTTATAGTTTCGGACCGTTTGGCAATGGCTCACACAATAGAGCCGCGTGTGCCTTTCTGCGACAACGACCTTTGGGCATTCGTTATGCGCTTGCCGTTGGAACTTCGATATGATAAAAACTTGTTTCGGTTCAATTCACTAATTCATTCGGAGGTTAGAAACGCGCCTAAAAGAGGTTTCACATCGGGCGAATACTTAAACCGTGCAAACGGCAACAAACAATGGATAAAAGACTGCGTTCAACTTTGGCGCGTTAATAATTTCTAATCATGCAAGACCTATACTCTGAATTTGAGCGGTTTGACCCGTCAAACGAAATACACCCAACGGCAATTATTCACAATTGCGTAACTATTGGAACTGGAAACAAAATCGGGGCATATTCCGTTATCGGTTCGGATGGTGAAATACGCAATTGCAAGGAGTTCAAAGGCTGTGTAATTATTGGTAATGACAATGTGATTTCGGAGTTGGTCACTATCCAACGCCCGGCAAATGAAGGAGCGGCAACTGTGATAGGCGACCGTAATTTGATTATGGCTCATTCTCATATCGGTCACGATGCGCAAATTGGCAACGGCACAGAAATATGCACTTCGACTGTGATAGGTGGTTATGCAAATGTGAATGATGGCGCAAAGATTAAGCTACATTGCGTTATCCGTAATCGTGCTACTATTGGCCGTGGTGCGCTTATTGGCATGGGGTCAGTTGTAACTAAGGACATTGCAAATGGCGCAGTCGCTTATGGCAACCCAGCCAAAGTAGTTCTAAGTGCCTTGCTTGCTTTGGTTATGTTTTCGGGTTGCTCAAGTGATAAACCATCAAAGATTAACGTTGCTGTTATGGCGCACAATTGCGTTAAGCAACAACTAAAAGCCCCGTCTTCTTCTGAATTTATTGATGAATCTGTTATTCAACTAAATGATAGCACATATTTAGTTAAGGGCTTTGTTGATTCTGAAAACGGATTTGGCGCAATGGTTCAATCTTCTTTTCTGTGCGCGGTTACGTATCGGGGCGAATCTGTTATTTGTGAGGACGTTCTAATTTTCTAGAATGAAGATAACCGCCATCTTTACCGTGTATAACGGCCTTGAATTACTTGAAAATGCAGCTAATTCAATTGCTAAAAGTGTTGACGAAGTGCTTATTTGCTATCAAAACACGTCAAACAAAGGTGAAATTAACCCGTATGTTGGGGCTTTCTGCTCTACTTTGGGCTACCAGTGCTTTGAATTTACGCCCGATTTAGCACTAAACACCAAGCAAAACGAGCGTAACAAGCATGATTTAATGCTGCAAACCGCTAAAAAACAAGGGTTTACACACGCGATTTTGATGGCTACCGACCATTTTTATACTAAAGAACAGGTTGATTTTGCTAAAAAAGACGTGATTGCAAACGATTGGGATATTACGGCAACAGCGATGTTTACTTATTACAAGCAACCTAATTGGAGGGTCGAGCCTATCGAAGATTATTTTATGCCTTTCATCATTGCGTTACGGCCAAACACGCAAATTGAACGGGTTGCTAACTTTCCGTGGCTTACAGACCCCAGCGTTCAGATTAACACGTGCCAACGCCATCGAATGTATGAAACAAGCGAAGTTATACTTCACCACTATTCAATGGTTCGCATTGACATTGCCGACAAATTTAGAAATGCAGCCGCTTCAATTCGATGGAAGCCTGACCAAGTAGATGCGTTTATTTCGGAGTTTGAAAACGCTAAATTAGGAGATTCAATTAGCTATTTTAAGGGTAGAGTATTGGTGGAATCGGAATACTATTTTACCCTCCCCAACACAACATCCGCATAATCACTCCACGTAAAGTCTTTAGCTTTCAATTCCTTACCCACCTTATCGAGTAGAATATCTTTGATAGCCATATTGTAAAGTCGGCAATCGAATAAGTGGTTTTGAACGTTACTGTCTTTTTTCTCCCACTTAGTGCCTTTCGGTTCACCAGTGGCCGTTGTTTGAGTTACGCGCTTTTCAGCTTCAAAGTGGCTAAAGTAATTTGAGTATTGGTATAAGCCATTTTCGCTACGTGGGAAATTCATAAACCAAGCTGGCTGATTGTCGCCCTGATTCCAACGCAAGCCCATGTACTTAGCTAATTCGTCTTTCAACAAATTAGGTTCAAGGATAAACATCTTAGCCCGTTCACGTGCTGGTTTGAATGTCTTAGCGTCCCTTTGATACGGAGTAAACCCATTAGAAACATCACCTTTCAAAGCATACATTAGCCTGTTATGATTGTCAATATACGGGTAAACGTGTTCACTTTGATAGCCAGCATCGACCCCCCCGATAATAGCTTGCATCTTGCGCCCTGTATCTGTGCTGAAAACAGTATCAAACACCTTATCAAATTCAGGCCAAACGCTCCATTGTGTGCCGCGTCTATAAGTCCATCTTTGCCTATCCGCTCCTTGCCCCCTTTCGCGTGGAACAAACGTTCCTATTGAGCCGTGCGCTACTGAATAGGTCGCCCCTGTTTCGCTCCATGCTACTATTTCCCAATCCAATCGCGCATCGTCCTCTTTGCCGTTTAAGTCAGCCCCTAAAGTCAATGTAATTATTTTGCCGTTGCCGTCTTTAATTGAAAGTGATTCAGGTATGATGTAAGGCGTGTATTCTCTTTGATTCCTTTGGAGGTCGCTTGCCTTTAATTCGATAGCTTCATCTTCGTAGGTTAGCCCTAAAACTACGTTCATAAATGTTTGATGCTTACGTGTGTCACGTTCACCGCCTACTGGATTAGCTTTTAGGTATTCGTTAATGTAGTGCTTCCAATCGTACATTCCCACGGGGGCGTAAAGTGCGCTAATGTGATATGAATAATAACCCTCTGTCGAAGGTGTTGCCGTTGGAATCCAAATACCACCTTCCAATAGTTCCTGTTTGCAGCTATCGTCAAAGAAGCCTCCGCATGACTGACACGTATAACCAACGCTTTCAGGAATAACGCGGTTTGATTCGTCTAATTGCCACGTAATACCAGCCTTTTCAGTTTCGCTACCTATCAATTTAGTTTCCCATTCTAACGGTATGCGTTCACCACAACAAGGGCATTCTACATTATACTTCCTTTGGTCACCAAGCAAATAGGCATCTTCAATAATTGACTGACCTTTGATTTGCGGAGTTGAAATGTAGGACACTTTTCTCTTTGTAGCATAAGCCGCTGCCCGTTGCTCAATTAACGCCATTGTGCTACCCGTATCTTTACCGCTTTTCTTTGCAGCATCGGCATCGTCAACTATAATCACCCTAACGTCCCTTTGGCGCAATAGATTGTGATTAGTAGCCGACCCACTCCAAAGCGTACCTCCTGCAAATTCCTTAGTTGAATCCGTGTCACCTGTTCTGCTATTCTTTGCCCTTAATGTAGATGGTCTAATTAAGTGGCGAATACCACACGCGTCAATCATTTGATCAATCTTAACCATAGCCTCCTTTGACAAGTCCCCGTGACCAGTCATAAAGAGAATGTTGGATGGGTCTTGCGAAATAATAAATCCAATAATTGCCATCAAAACACCAGCACTTACGCCAATCTGCGCGCCCTTCATTACCGCAATGGTGTGCATGGGGTGCTCTTTGCTAAAACAGTCTATTATTTCACGTAAGTATGGTGAACGCCTGTAGCGGTATGGCCCTGCAAATGCGCTACCTTGCGGCATTACCATGTTGGCCTCGTACCAATCGGACGGCTTCATGTCGCTTAGCCTAAGTAGGCAAGCGTCTAGAATTTCATCTATCTGCTGTGAGTAGTCGCTCATTTTCTTTCACCTTTGCCTCGCGTGTCCTGAAATTCTAAAGTGAGTTTCCGAATGTTCTTTTTAGATTCAGCGACCCCGGTTTCAGTTGCCTTATTTATCGTTGCAATTATACGCGAACGCAATCCTGCTACTTGTTGCTTTGATAGTTTCGCCATGTGAGAAACTTCCAATACCATGTCCTCCAGTTCATCATTGAAAGCGGTCTGCATAGATTTAGCAAACAGAACAAAAACAGGCTGTACTAAAGTAATTGGTAAAAGTTCGCCCTGAATTTTCTCCTTACGCATTCGGAGTAGTTCAGTTTCTTCAACAAGTTTAGCCGCCCTTAGTTCGTCAAGTTCGTTACTGAACCCTCCGCCTACTTTGGCGGCCATTTGCTCGAATGTTTCATCTTCGATTTGCGGCACTTTCTCATGCCTTGCCACTTTCCTTCCTACGCGCTTTCCTGACTGCATTCTACTGACCCGCCCGGATATATATTTCACATTGATTGGGTGGTCAGTATCAATGTAATTGTCAACTTCGATTAAAGTGCCTAAACTTACCTGTTTCCTAATGACTTCATCGGTGCATTGCAGCCTTTCGCATATCTGTTGACGTGTTAACTTTGCCACTGCTTGTGAAATTGCGTTAAAATACAGCTAATGAGGTAAAAGAACGCGGTTCGCATCACAT